AAGTTACAGGATTCGCTATCAATGTAGCTGCCACCCCATTTGGTGTCTGCTACCCCTATTTACCCAAGAGTTGGCACCGACTTAGTTGGTTGCATTTGATTATCAATTATCATATACTCAAGGGTACCTACCAGGTATCGAAAGTTTATGGCTATGCAGGCGTGATGGCCATAAATCGTGGATATGGACTGAAGAAAGCAATATTGTACATAGCCTTCAAGTGTCTAATGAGGATGGACGTTTGGAGACGCATTATGATTGCCAAGTTCATAGTTCACGGTATGAGGGCTAAACGATGGGATGAGTACATCGACGGTAGCCCCATGCTATTGATGAGCCTATGGAGATGGTTTGTTGAGAAAATGAGAGCGTCAAAGCTTCTGGAACGAGTGGCTGATGAACCACTTGTGAAACCAGAGGGCGCACGGCGCACTTTCATGAAACAACCATTTGTCCAGGCTAAATTGCCTGTAGGACATACGCACCCCGAATCGGCCATGAACCGATCTGAGGCGAGTGCGTTTATTGACGGGGTGGCAAGTAGCTCAGGCCTGAAGGCCTATTATCACCAAATGTCGCGCAACGATCAAGAGCGCGGCCGAGATGGGTCGAGGCACTGGCGATGGGCCAAAGATTTAGCGGCGGAACAAAGGGAGGAAAACATCCCTGAGCGACCACTGCACGTTTATGTGGATGTTGACCAATATGTGGATATGCCTAGTTTGCTTGCTAACAGAGCTGCACCCACGTTGTTGTACACCTTCCAGCCACATCAGGCTGCTCGTGAAGCTAAGGAGTATTGCTTCACGTTCACGAAGGACAACAAGGTCAGATATAACGTGACAGGGGGAGCTGAATATGTGCATGAGGTGTGGAATTATTCCATGGACAGTTGTGTTGCTACGAAATGGTTATGGTTTATACCGATTCGACACACTGCCTATTGGGTTGATAGACATACCACTGCCCCGGACCATGAAGTGGTCATGTTGACACCGGGACACAGTTGGGGATTCCCATGGAGCGTACTAGGTTGGGCCTGGATTGATGGTCCACAACTCGGAAGGTTGAAGCCAAATGTTGGTGATTACACTAGACTCGAGTTACGCAAGGGGTTTTCTCACACAAGCACAGCGATTGCAGGAGAATATGCAGTCGCTACGATTCCGTCTGCTGATGACACGGCGTTACGAATTATAGCTGAGCAATCGAAATTTCCTCTCAGCATTGCCCAGGTCACTGCACGTTGCCCAAATAATCCCACGGGCTGTGCAGTGCTAATGGCATATCATCGTGACGTTCGTGGATACGTTGCACCAAACGTGTGTCCGATCGACCAGGCGCTACGGAGATACCAGTTCGAACCAACAAATTTCGAACCCGAAGCCAAACCCATAATGAAGGCGTTCATGTCCCCGTTCATCAACGACGGGTTTGCCCCTGACCGCACAGCTGCAAATGAGCGAAATGCTGTGGCTAAGCGAGTTGTGAGTGTCCGTCCACCTGAGTTTGTGATGACGGCATTTTTGCAACGGGCAATGGACGCTTTTCTAGCGAAATTAATACCTATGGAGCACTCGATGCACCCCGTGTTGCATGATGATGTGTGGGACAGACAAGCGCGTCCCACGCAGCGGGCGCTGTTGGACCGCGCCGAGGGAGTGGAACCTTGGCGCGAGGTCAAGGCGTTCATGAAGGCTGAGGCATATGCAAATATTAAGCCTCCGCGGATCATTGCAACTATAAATTCGAGTGATAAACGAGATTACTCTTGCTATACGTACTCATTTGAAACGCTGATCAAAGCGTGCAAATGGTATGCATTCTCGAAAACTCCTAGAGGTATCGCAGAGCGGGTGGCTGAGGTATGTGCGGATGCTCAGACGGCGGCTAACACAGACTTCTCTAAATTCGATGGACATGGATCGAATCTTATGAGGTTGTTTGAACAGCAGGCCTTTCTTCGAGCGTTCTCACCCGAATACCATGACCGAATCAAAGAATTGCACCACAGCCAATATGGCATCCCCGGACGCATGACAATGGGAACAAAGTTTGAAACTTGTTATATGCGAACTTCGGGGTCACCTGATACCAGCTTGTTCAACTCGATGTTCAATGCATTCATAGCCTTCCTGGCCTTCAACTGCCAGGGAGTACCACTGGAAGAATGTTGGGACAAGCTGGGTATCTATGGAGGGGATGATGGACTCACTGCGGACATTATCCCTCGCCATTACAAGCGTGCAGCTGGCATGGTAGGCCAGGAACTCACGTTTGAGCCGGTGAATCGTGGTGAATGGGGTATCAAATTTCTTGCAAGATATTATTCCCCCTCGGTTTGGTTTGGAGAACTGGATAGCATGTGCGATGTAAGACGCCAGCTAAGCAAGTTCCATCTTACGGTATCCCTACCACCAACGGTCGATGCCAAGGATAAACTATTGGAAAAAGTACGCTCTTACGCACTAAGTGACTTGAACACACCTGGGTTAGGTGAATTCCTAAAGTGCGTGATAAAC